CCGCACATAGATGCGATCACCGTCAGTGAAACCGCCCGCAAACTCGATTTCTTTGTCTCCTGTGAATAATGGCACAGCTTCGTCCATATTCATAGAGCTGTCACGGAAAAAGATGCGGTCAGCGTTTCCGCTGTCTGTCCCGACCTCTGCGCCGACAGTCTCATGGAAGCGCACAGTAATATCGTGGATGCGCTTTGGCTTACCCTGAGATGTGCCGTCAGATGACCCGCCCTCAAGGCGCAGCGTTTGCATTTCGCTTGTGTAGCCAAAGCCAACCGCTCCGCTTGTTGCGCTAAAGTCCAGATCTATCCCGCCGCCAGAAACAACTTTGTCGGCATGCGTTGCACCATTTGCAAGCACTGACATTGTTTCGCCCTCTAGGTGGTACAAGCCAGACAGAGTTGTTGTCGCTGACCCTGCGTAAACCAAGCCGCTGTCAACAAAGAACGCAGCAGTTGTATCGCCGCCAAAGTCAAATGCCTTCATCACTTCAACATAACGCTTTGTAGTGCCATTAATGGTACGCTTCACAATCATGTAAAGCTCGTCTTCGCCGCTGTCTGTCGGCAACGTAATGATGCTATCCACAACTGCATTGCCGCCATTGAACGAACCGCCAATGATATGCTTGTGCCACGCAACCACTTCTTCTTCCCGGCGATAGGTTAAACCAAGCAGCGTGCCGTCAGATCGACGCGCCCAGATAATACTTTCTGGCTCTTGCTGATAAGCAAACTCCTGAATGCCGCCCTCGGTCAAATGCTCTGCAAGTATCGTGATGTCAGGCGCAGCGTAGCCTGCCACATCAACCTCACCAATATAACGAAACTCTCGCACCTTACGCGCACCGCGCTGGGCAAACAAAGTAACGTCAGCAACCTGCACAACCTCGCTGTCAATGCAGCCATAGTTGGAATACTTGCGGATCACAGTCTGAGATGGCGTGACCGGGCCACCGTTTGTTGTGGTCAGAACATACTCACCGCCAGATGTGCCAATATTCAAAATCCGCGTTGCAGACAAATAACGGATTGCGTTCACTTTGTTTGACGCAATCGTGTAGATCAGGGCATCGTTATCTGATGTGCCTGTGTGAAAGTTTAAATAGTCAGCACTTACAGAAAACCACAATGTCTGCGGGTTGTTGTTAGATGCAGCAAAAACCAAGCGCTGCTCAAAGAAAGTAACAACACTAGGATAATTGTCTGCACCCACAAGTGAAGGCGTATTGTTTTCGTTTATTGTCGGCTCGTCAAATGTCCAAGCATTGTGATCTGTACGAGAAAGCGTGCGGATTGCGTGACTTGGATGCACAAGGTACATAACATCAGCCGACTGAGCAAATCGCACATCATTTACCTGATCTGATGTGTATGGCGTGGCGACCTCGTATATACGGTCAACGCTAATGCCTGTGCCGCCATAAGCAGTAAAGTTTGTTGTGTCGATGTCATTGCCAAACAAGTCGGTCAGCGTAAACGTGCTGCCTGTAGAGTTTGCAATAAGGTAGTTGCGGGCAGCTAGCTCTGTCATGTCGCCGCTGTCGTTATACAGATAAACCTCATCGCCATTGCTTAGGCCGCCGCTGCTTGCCGTAAACACTCCGGGGTTTGCCTGCGTGACAGCCGTAACTGTTTTTTCGCTATCCTCCAGAACCTGCAAGCCGTTACGAAACACCCGCATGTATTGGTTGCCAAACTCCAAAGCATAGGTGTCTGCTGTCTTGAACTCAAATGGAATGAGCCGGGTCACGCTTGAGCTGTCTTTGACTTCACCAAGATATTCTGTACCCGGACGGCGCGTCACGCCGCCGTGTGGCTGCACAATCATGTTGGTAAGCTCTGACAGCCCCTCGCGGTACTTTTCAATCGTCACGCGCCCTTCTAGGCGCGGTGAGATTTCCCCTGCGGTGAATGTGCTAATCGCTGGTGCAGATCGCGCCATTTAGAACCTCGCTTCAATAAACTCGCTGGCCTCTAGTCGCTGTGGCGCACCTTCGGTTCCGTCTACAAATGTTGCCTGTTTCAGCTTGTCAGAATACTCAGCAGCCATCATCTGCTTGACTGTGTTTGACCCTGTGATCGCATAGCTAATCTCAAACGCCAAAGACGCAGCCAAGACATCTATCAATGTGGCATCGTACTCTTGCGGGTCAGTTATGCGGGCAACATACTTAATCTTTACTGTGCCTTCATCAGACAGCAGCTTGCGACCTTCAATGACAAACACCGGGCCGCCTGTGTTACTAAACATATTATCCTGCGGATACGACAATGTGCCGTTGCTAAATTCTAGCACGCGCAAGCAATATGGATTTGTTGGAAGTGCGTATTGATTTGCATAACCGAATGCAGGCGCTTCTGTCTCTTTTGCCAGCTCGGCTCTGCGGATTAAGCAATTCCAGGGGTGCGCACGGAATACGCTATCGCGCACACTGTCGAAACGCTGATTAATCAATCGCGCTGGCTTACTGTTTTCGTCAAAGCTTGAAATGTTATTCGCACCCAAGCTGTTCAGCGCGTAGTTTGCAATATCAACCGTACTGGTCATCAGCTATCTCCATGTAAAAGAAGGGGCGGCGAACCGCCCCAACTTATTTACTCTTCGCACAAGACCTCTACAACCTTTGCCTCTTCCATGCGTGTCGCACCTAGAGTTTGGCAGTAGTAGACCTGCGTTGCGTATGATTTGTCAGCACGCTCATCAATGCGAGCTGTAGGCTCCTTGCCCATCGCAACTTTGATGCCGTCCTGCGCCCATGCAAAGCAACGGCGGTCAGTAGAAGCATCAACACCAAGACGGTTTGTTACGATGAAGTTGAAGCCAACAAATGTGTTGATTTCACCCATCGCAAGCGCCTTGACTGTGTTGTAGTCGCTTGATGTTACTGTTGTGTTGTTCAACAAGTCAGTGACCTGCTTTGGAGACACAGCAATGTAACGTGGGATTGATGGATCAACATCACCAGCATCCAAGATTTCTTTTGCTTGGATAAGCTTTGCAAGCGTCAAGCCAGATGTCGCTGCTGCGATCTGGTTGTTGCTGTCAAATGCTGTTGTTGTTGTGCCTTCTTTACCTGTAGACGCATTGCCCAACGCGGCTGTGATAATCACATCGTCCATCGCGCGACCCATCGCAGCGGCTGCTGCGCGTGAGTAAGTTGATGTCGGATCAACAAGCATGCGGATTTTGTCCTGATCGTCGATCAAGTCTGCATACTCATAGTCAGCCATTGTGACCATGCGGCGTGAGTGTGGAGTGTCGATCAATGGTGTGTCGGCGTGGCGGGTTGTACGCAACTGCGCTGCCGCTGAACCAACTTGATCAAAGAAAGCTTTTTCGCCATTTACGCTTTCAACATCTACCGCGTTACGCAGCAGAGAACCCATTTGCTGTGACAGCATCTGGATATTTGATGAAAACTGATTGACAAAAGCTGTAGTTACTTCGGTGGACATCTTGTCACCTCCTAGCTAAGTTTCAGTTTTTGCTGCGCTTGGTTATCCCTTGCGGGGCCGTGCTACTGCTTAGGGCAGCTACTCCACTTGAGTACAAGCTTATTCGTGGGCCATACGGTTATCCACTATAAGAACTCTCGAAGACGCAACACCTCTTCAATGTATGCATCATGTTCTGGATGCATCTTATCAAAATAAGGGCCATCTCGTCTAGTCATCTCTGATATACGAGATTTCGCTTCCTCGGGGGTCATTATTAACTCTGTCGGCTCGCCAACCAAATTGTCTTCGCCGATCTGCTCTGCAAGGTTTGCAAACATCCGAACAACGTCAGGGTGATCGCCAAGCATCCGACCATCAGACAACTGAACATTCTCAAACATCTCCATGCCTTCGTTGCCCAACAATGTGCGTGCAGCGCTCTGAGCAAGCCCCATACGCTGCTCAAACGCTTGTCCGAACTCAGAGCGCAATTGTTGCTCTGCCTCAAACACAGCCTCTTCTGTGCGCGTCTGCGTGGCTGTCTGAGCGCTGTCAGAAAGCTCATTGATAAATCTTTCCAGCCTGCTCACCTGCCGTGGCTGCAAACCAGCCTCAAATATAGCCTGCCTAAAGCTTGATGCCTCTTCATCTGACATTACGCCAGAAACATCAAACTCATACCCATCTGCGCTGTCTGGGCGACCAATGGAGCTGTAAAACTCACTGTACTGGTCATCCGTCCAGCTCTTGCCGGGACGCGCCACTTTGTCAGCGCCAATCATGCGCTGGGCGTTTACATAACTCTTTGCCAATGCTCCGGGGTCAGTGAACGTGCGCAAGCTTGGCTCATTGCGCAAGTCTTCTGGTAAACTTTCCAAAAAGCTAACTGGTGCCTCTGCAACAGCCTCTTGAGATCCACTATCTTGGATTGCCTCTTCGCTCATACTTTATCCTTCTCTTCGGACAACATTCTGACGATCAGCAGCACAGCCGCGCGTTGTCCTTCATTAAATGCAGTTTCATAAGGATCGCCAGAAAACGTGGTTGCCTCAAACCCAAATCGGGTCTTGAGATCACTCAATACTTGCGCACCGTCATCTGTATTGAACGTGCGCCGATAGGCTAGTTTTAAATCTTCAACCTTCTTCATTCTTGGGCAGCCTTAATCAGCGGGGCAATCTTGCCGCCTGCTTCAGCCGCCATCATCTCTTGCTGCATCTGCTGCTGCATCGCTGCCTGCTCGGCCTGCTGACGGCGCACCTCTTCTACCTCTGCCGTGCCGCGTATCACACGCGCTGGCAGGCCAGCAGTCTCAACCAAATACTGCACCATCGCATCGCCATCCAAGTAATCCGTAACAGGCGCAACCTGGCTAACTTGCAACAAGATTTCAAACCCGCGCAGCATCGCCTGCAAGTCTGTAAGCTTCTGAGCCTTGGCAAGAGGTGAAACATACTCTATGTCGATGTCCTGACCTTGAAGCTCCTCGGGCGGCGCTGGGAGAAGGCCCGCCCGAAGGAGCAATGCAAAGGAGCGAGAAATAAGCGGTTGGAGCAGTTCTGCTTGAAGGCGACCAAGGACAGGCCCAAGCAGCCGCATTTTCTCTTCGTTCCTCTGCAATACTTCTGTCGCAGTCATGTTAGACCCTTGGCCCAACAACAACTGGTCAACATAAAACGCCTGCCGAATAGCATTTCGGCGTTGCTCTTCCATATTCAAGCCCAAAGGATTGTTTGCGCCGATATTTAACGGCTCCAAACGATCCCTCGTGCCAGAGCGGTAAAAGTTTAATGCGCCCGGCGTTGTACGCACTGGCATCATAAATCCATCATCAGGCACCATCAGTGGCGGGTCAATCTGCTTCTGCGCTGCCTTGATTGTTGTCTCAGACATCTTGTTCAACATCTTAACGTCAGGCAAGGCAGTCATGGCAGGCGAGCGCCCATAAGTGCTTACGCTATCCTTGACAAACCGCGGACACATAAACGGAAATTCATCAAAGCCACCCTCTGACAGCAGCTCCCTCTTGTCAGCTAGATAATAAACAGAAGCGACAGGCTTCTGTTTTGCCAGCTTGCCTTTCGCTTCTGCCCGAGGAAATACCGCATGAATAACCTCATGCTCTTTGTAAGGATCATCTTCTAAGTCTTTTGCAACACTGCGCGGCAAGCTTGCCTTTGGGAACTGCATCGCAATCGCACGCGCAGACAATTTAAACTTGCGATACACTGTATCAACACGACCATCAGGGTCTTCGCTAATGCAAATCTCTGCAACGTGACGGCACGCAAACCGCAAGCCATCCTCTTCAGCAGAAACATAAAACGC